TTTATAAATTCCTAAATAAATAAAGTTATGTACTCAAATTATTCTTTTCATTTTTCAATTATTCTTAGTTTCTATTGAATCCTTCAAAGGGTCGCCCACGCCATAGGCGTGCCTCAAGAGGCCTCTCAAGATATATATTATTATTATTTTCTAAAAATTATAAAAAGTATTATAGAATCCATCAAAAGGTCGCCCACGCCATAGGCGTGTGCCTCAAGAGGCCTCTCTTGAACCTTCAAGAATCCTAACCAAATATTCTTTAAAATCCAAAATAGGATTTTGAGTACATAACTTTTTATTTTCTAAATTTTCTAAACTTTTTTATAAATTCCTAAATAAATAAAGTTATGTACTCAAATTATTATCTTTACATACAATAGTTATATAAAATATATGAACGTCCAACCACCTGTATGCACTTCATACGGAGCAGCTCATGGCAACGAGGTTCATTTCGCGCCGAATCCAATTCTAAGTAATGATTATAGACAAGCTATAAATGATGTTATTGTATATAATACTAATAATTTAAAAGGATTATATAATATGTATGTAAATAGAGGATTAAATCATGCATTTACATCATGTATTCAAGAATTTAATCGTAGCGAAAATATTTTATTAAGACTTATATATAAATTTTATAATTATGATAATGCTAATATACTCGCTCATATAACACCTGAAGAAATTGAAATGTTGAAACTTTTAATACAGCATATACAAGCAGACCAAGCACACGATTTTAACGATACAAGATGTTTAGGACGTCTTAATCTTTGTTTTAATGCCATACCACATAATGAAAACACAATATTAAACGATGTAATTAACACTTATCACGGAAATATTCACAAATTATCTGTTTCTGGTGATGGAAATCATATTGAACATTTGAGATACTTTTTACAAGATACTGGTTTACAAGGTATGGCGCAAACACTTTTTGATACGAAAGATTCAAATGAACAAACACTAACAAAACAGTATAGAACAATAGCAAATATTATGGATCCTGCAGGGTGTGCAGGTGTTACAACTGACCATGTAATTGATATGATTGATATGAATATAGAATTAATTGTCTATAATATAGGTTTAGTATTTTATCAATCCTTCTTTTTATCAATGCGCACTCAAAATAGTTTTGTATATATACATACTAACATTACTAGTAAATTAAACTTTATACAAGCAAAATATTATAAAATGTATTTATATAATATAGCAAACCAAATTACTACAGGTAATGGTACTATAGCAGAAACAGGCAATTTAATAGCTGGTAAGAACGGGGATTTTGCTGTTAGAAAAATATGTGACATTCTTGCCTGTATGGACCATAAATGCACCGCACAGCCTACACCAGCAACACATGGAATATTATTGGGAAACTTTATAAATCTTTCTTTGCCTCTTGATCGTATGTTACCAATTTATATGTTAATGAAGGGTTATGGTGATTTTGGTCAAATTTTTTATACAATTTATATAAATTATACCGATAATATAAATGTGGGGAGTCAGCATTCGGATTCTATAAATAGTAAAATATTTGAAGAAGCTGAAAACGAAATAGCGAAAGCAATTGAAGCAGGCACCATAGACCCAAATGACCATAATCAAATTGATAATATTAGAGAAGAGAAGATTACAGAGAAGAGAAAGAATCATCCGCGTCAGATGACAGATTTTAAGGGAAATAGTTGTTTAACAACAATTGATAGGCTTTTAGCTTGTATAGCTATAATAGTTGATTGTCCGGTTATATTAGGTACTAAAAACATTTCTTTATGTGCATTAAATACAGATTATAGGTATAAAAATCAAACATTTAAAGATGTTTATGACAATTATATTGGAGGAGGATTAAAAATATTATACGATCGTGATATGGTTGAGACACACCAACGTTCAATAATACATTGGTACAGACAATATGATGCGAATGGTACGCAATTTAGAACACATATATCTCTTACTGGCGCCTCATTAGTAATTGCACCAATTATGAATACATTTATGATTGGTGCAATTACTAATGAGCAATGGGAAAAAATAGGACTTGCTGTGCGAGTACGTGTTACTGGAAATCATAAATATTATATAAAACTATGGAAAAAAGCCCAAGATATATTGGCTTTAAGTAGAAAATACCATCTAAGCTATATTAAATCAAGATTTTTTATATCTTGTGAAGTTATAGTTGATACTCCTCCTGTATACAAACTGTATGAATTTAATGTAAATTCAGAACCTATAGAACGCTCTAGTTTTAACGAATTTATATATCGTTACGATGCTATATTTCCAGATTGTACTGATGAAAATTTTAATTATTATGATTTGAATAATAATACGAAAACCCCCAGCGATGCTGGAATGAGTATTTTTGGTCTTAGACGTTATAATGATATAATTACATGTATAAAACTTTTGAAAGAACTTTGTGGAAAATATATGATACCATCTGTTGCTATTCCTGCCATTCAGCATTTAGATAGTATAGAAACTGGTAGTGCTAGTATTACTGTTAAGAATTTTATTGAAGATGTAATACCGTGGATCACAACAAATATACAAGAAATTATAAAATTCAATATCGCAACAACATACGGTATTGATAATCCGGAAGTACAGAGTGATTTTACTTCAGTGAGAAATTTATCTAATGATATTATGTCATTAGTTTATAGTAATATATCAAAAGATTCGATTGTGTTTAAGAATATGAAAGAAAATATTAAACTAAATAAACATTTTACAAATTATATTAATTTAAGATATTATATAAATTTTATCCAAGATAATTTTGTATATAGCAACTTAACCAATGAATATCCACAAGAAAATGAAAATACATATCTTCGTTATATAAGAAAACATTTATTGGTGACTATGTACATAGAAACAATGAATAGATTTAGGGCGAAACAACCCACCATCGACGCTGAGCAGAATTCAAGATCTGGAGCAAATACGCGTAGTACGCGAATAGATGAAAATTCACCGATTATACGAATAGATTTAAGACGAATATGGGATTGGGAACATGCGGAAGGATTAGCAGGAGCATTTTATCAAGGGAATATTAAAAGACTCACACAAACAATGGAACGCGCGGAAAATTTTATTGCTGATTTCTATAATCTTTTTGAAAATGCTAATAATCTAGTAAAAACATATTTAAATGAATTTCAAGAAGGGTACAATATTATGAATACATACCTTAACGACCTTAACGATAGTGATCGTTTACGTAGTATTGTTTTGGATGAAGAATATTATATGGAACTTGCAGAATCGTTAAAAAATCTGTCAGATTTATTTATACACGACGTTCATCGCTTAATAAAATATCTTAACATTATTGATTATATGACATTAAGAATTTATAACGTTAAGAATGTATATTTGAAACCTAATACATTCTATTCGACTTTGATAAATTATTCGTCTACGTATAACAATATTGAAGATTTTACGGCGGCGAACAATGCCGAAACCGAAGAACATATCAACGAATTACACGCATGTATAGATACTTGGCGGGTAAAACTTCGTAGCAATGAAGATTATTTAAACAAATTGGAAAAAATACGCGAATATTTAGTAAAATTAATGAGATATAAGCAAGATGTTACTGAAACGATATTACGATTTTCATTATATACGAAATTACTAACTGATATAGGTGGTTTCGTGGGTCAGCTTGATATGAGTGAAGAATATGAGCAAATGCCACTCTGGCCTGATATTCTATGTACTTATGATATATGTGACCCAGACCTAAAAACTGAATTAAGGACGATCATGCGGGAATGGCAGCAGCATGGTGGCAAGCACAATAAGTTCATCAAGCGCAACAAGTGCATCAAGAGCAATAAGTGCATCAAGAGCAACAAGTGCATCAAGCGCAACAAGTGCATCAAGTACGGGGGAGATATAAATACTATTTTAGTAAAAGTTAATAATTTATCAGATGAAAATTTTGAAAAAAGAGAAAATTATTTCACACATTATAGAGTATTTGAAGAAGATTTCTATGTAGAAACTTACAGAACAGTAATGATGGAGCAGATAATAACAGCTTTCATCCTCGATAACAAGGATAGTCTTGTTCCAATTCTGAGAACTATATATAGTAATGGAGACCTCATCAACGGTCTTTACGGTTACAATTATGATAAAGAAAAAACTATAGAAGGTATAATATCTAAATCTAATATGTCAAATATTATAGGAAGATATATTGATAGTGGTCGTATTCAGTTATTTGATGGTAATTATGATGTAAAATTAGAAAAAAAAGAAATACCAGATCCTCTTATATATAATACACCACTCGATATGATATGGTTAGAATTTTATGAAATCAAAATGGATTTAACGTATTTTAATAGATTGAAGACACATTACGCACATCCATTATTTGAACTTGTACAAAATTGGAAAAAAATTTATTGGAAAGAACTTATTTTAATAAAACGATTGAAACAAAATCAATTAGAAAGTTTTTTACAACAACGTACTATGCTAAAACTATTTATTACTTTCAGCAACGCAGGTGAAAACGATGTTACTAATATTACTGTTGACACTCTTTGCAACAATTTTTTACTTCAATATAATCATATGTATGGCAAGGATATGGAAATATACCCGCTGAAAAAATACTACAGCCTTACTATAGATGCGGATATATATTTATCTGCTGGAGGTGCAATTAAATTTAAAATAGGGAAAACATATAAAAAAATAATTTTAGGAAAAGAAAGGAGTATATACACTATGAAAGGTTCAAAAAAAGAATATGTTAAATATAAACGTGAATATTTAACTGTTAAAGAGTTTATTAAATTAAAATCAATAGTACATAAAAAAACTACAAAGAAAACACCAGAACCTACAAAGAAAACTAAAGAACCTACAAAGAAAACTAAAGAACCTACAAAGAAAACACAAGAACCTACAAAGAAAACACCAGAACCTACAAAGAAAACACCAGAACCTACACCGAAATCTAAAGAACCTACAAAGAAAACACCAGAACCTACAAAGAAAACTAAAGAACCAACAAAGAAAACACCAGAACCTACAAAGAAAACACCAGAACCTACAAAGAAAACTAAAGAACCTACAAAGAAAACTAAAGAACCTACAAAGAAAACTAAAGAACCTACGAAGAAAACTGAAGAACCTACAAAGAAAACTAAAGAACCTACAAAGAAAACTAAAGAACCTACAAAGAAAACTGAAGAACCTACAAAGAAAACTAAAGAACCTACAAAGAAAACTAAAGAACCATCAAAGAAAACACCAGAACCTACAAAGAAAACACCAGAACCATCAAAGAAAACTAAAGAACCTACAAAGAAAACTAAAGAACCTATAAAGAAAACTAAAGAATCTATAAAGAAAACTAAAGAATCTATAAAGAAAACTAAATAACCTATCTTAAAAATACCTTTTAAATTTGATTTACGCAAGCATATTACCTTTATTTTTTTTAAAGTTTTAAAAATATTTCAACTTCGTATAATTCTGTAAACGCAATATACCCCTTTGTATAAACATAAAAAAATGATATTTAAATTTCTATATTTTATAATTAAAGACAAAAGCAAAAAATCTAATGTCCTCAACACCGAGATGGATGATGGAATCAGAATTTGAAAATTTTGAATACGAATATGAAGATTATAACGAAGACGCATCATATTACAAAAACCACTGTGATGTATGTGACGGAGGTAGTTTCATAAATAAAATTTATATTGAATACGACGAAGAATACTATAGCGATGATTATGATTACTAAAAGCAAGTATACGTGTTATTTATCAAAGATATTATCCGTTTTGAAAAATGTATATATCATCCTTTACACGTTCATACTTCTTATTTAAAAATGTAGGATCTACGGTATCTCTATCATATACTTGAATAAATCCTTGAGACTCTAAATATACTCTCATATTATAAGTTGTATTGTTATTAGCACCATCATATTGCCGATGTTCTGGTTCGGCAGTTATATATACAACTCTTTCTTTTAGATATTCTCCAGCACCTAATAATATATTATAATCTGATCCTTGAGCATCTATTTTTATATATTCAATATATGGAAATCTATCCCAATCAAATATATCAAAAAAATTCTTTAATGAATATAATCTAGTCTTTACTATAGTATCTATTGGCCCCAAATTATTATCTAGAGGAGCATATATACTCGATGTTCCACAATCATTCTTCATTTGATAAAAATTAACTTCTGTTATCCCTTCCTCTAATTTTGGATTACCTAATGCTACAGGTATTAAACAAAAATTATTTTTTAAATTTATATCACTTATAGGCTCTCCGTGTCCATCATGTTTCTTCTTTATATTGCCCTCTTTTATTGTTCTTACACATTCGCTATTAGGTTCAAATCCAAATACATATAAATTTTTATCATTTTCTATCCAATTATGTGAATGCGAGCAGTTATATGATAATCCTATATCTATCTTTATTTTTCTTATGTTATCTGGTATATTACTAAATGATATGTAGTTATTCATTATTTTCTTGTAGAATTAATTCTTTATATAATGAAATGGTAAATAAATAGCAAGTCTTTCTATACATGTAAAATAAAAAATGATTATCTTTAATCCTTATGAAAAATTAAAGGATGACTTCTTTTGCGTATGAGTATGAAAAATATTTATGTGATGCTACCAGTGTCAAAGAAACTGTTATTAAATACGGTGTTGCTATATGTCCCATATTAGACAGTGACGAATGTGATAATATGATAAAAAACAAATGGGATATTTTAGAATATTTAACAAGTAATTTTGAAGTTCCTATTGATAGACAAAAAAAAGAGACTTACAAGCAGATTACAGAATTATTTCCAAATCATAAGATGTTGATACAGCATTGGAAAATAGGACATTCTAGATTAGTATGGGAAGTAAGACAGAATAAGAAGGTAATAGACGTTTATAAAAAAATTTGGAATACTGAGGATTTAATTGTTAGTTTTGATGGGGTGAGTATCTATATTTTGGATAAACCTACGCGCGAATCTAATTCTTGGTTTCATGTAGATCAGAGTTATACGAGAAATGGATTTGAATGTATTCAGAGTTGGATAAATGGATATGATACAAAAGAAGGAGATGCTACATTGGTAATATTAGAAAATAGCAATTCGTATCATGAAGATTTTCAGAAAGAGTTTAATATAACTGATAAAAAGGATTGGTATAAATTGGCGAACAAGGAACAATATGATTTCTATATTACAAAAGGATGTCGCGAAGTTGCTATAAAATGTCCCAGGGGATATGGAGTATTTTGGGATAGCAGAACATTACATTACGGAAATCCTGTTCAAAAAACTGCGACAGATGATTATAATTATAGATGTGTAGTATATATTTGTATGGTTCCGCGAAATTTTGCGAAAAAAAAAGACTTGGATAAAAGAGTTGATATATTTAATGAACTTAGAATGACTTCGCATTGGCCTCATAAACCTAAACTGTTTCCTAAAGTTCCACAAACATATGGAAAACCCATTAAAAAAATCTGCGATATCACGATGGACGAAGTAAGCAACTATATAACTATCAACGGAATGCGCCTAATTTAATCTATTTAATGCATTTTATTTCTTAATATTATAGTATAATGAATAAAGAATATTTAAAAAATATATTTTTAGATGTATTAATAGAATTAAAAAATTTAAAAGAATTAAAAAAATTAAATGAATTAAATGAATTAAATAAAGAAATACAAAAATCAAGAAATATAAAAAATGTAGAAGAATTAAGAGAATTAAAATCAAAATTACCAAAATTAAAAGAATCAATAAAAGAAAACCCTATAATCTATAAGAATAAGGAATATAAATTTAAAAGTGAAGATGATATCATAGTATACTATAATATATACGATGATAATATAAATGATTCTTATGATCTTGCAATAAAATCCCCCGTAACCGCTGATAACAATAATTTATACTTGGATATTTATAATGAAATTAAAAAAAATCATATTAAAAAAGTGATAAATAAAGAAGATGAAAAATATAAAAAAATTCTACAAAAAATGAATGATGAATCTTTTAAATTAAGAGAGAAAACATTATCAGAAGTAGATAAAGCACAAAATCTAATAGATAATATAAAAGAAGATGATTACAAAGATTTCATAATTCTAAATGCACTAAATAATCTTTTTGAAGTAGCAAAAATATTAATAAAATTACAAATTAAAAGTAATGATCGTAATTATATATTATATAATAATAAAAAATATATATTTAATTCTACAAGCGTTGACAAGTATAAATCAAGTATATATAAATTAAAAACATCAATAGATTATATTGAGAGTGGACAAACATTGGAAATAAAAAATGCAATATATATAATAAGCATATTTAATGTTTTATCTTCTGAATCACCTAATAATTTATATGACGATGTTTTAAAATCTGTAATAGACAAGGTTGCAAATGCAGAAATGTGTAAAGCGTACGCGGCAAAAGAAGAAGTAGTAGTAGAATATAAAGATGAAAAAAAAGAAGGAGAAGAAGAAATAAAAAATCTTATTGAAGTAGCAAAAATATTAATATCATTAAAAATTAAAAATGATAAAATTAAAAATGATAAAATTAAAAATGATGGTGATTATGATGGTGATTATGATGGTGATTATGATGGTGATGATGATGGCGATGGTGACGGTGATGGTGAAAGTGAAAAAAGTGAAAGTTATATATTATATAATAATATAAAATATAAATTTTATTATAAAGAAAATTTAGAAAAATATAATTCAAGTATAAATGAATTAAATGAATCAATAGATTATATTGATTTACTTAATTCAAGTATAAATGAATTAAGTAAATCAATACATTATAATGATAGTGGAGAAACATTTGAAAAAATAAGAAAAATATTTGGAGAACTTAATTCACCAAATTATTATCCTGAGCATATTTATTTTACTTCACCTAATAATTTATATGACGATGTTTTAAAATCTGTAAAAGAAAAAGTTAATAAAGAAGCATTTTGTAAAGCGTACGCAGCAGAAGAAGCAGCAGGCCAGGAAGGAGGAAAACGAAAATCAAAAGGCAATAGCAAAAAGGTAGCCAAAAAACCTGTCGTATCTCAAAAGAAGCAAAGTATATATAAGGAGATTTTTGGGAAACAAATGAAAATCTATAAAATGCCTGATTCTCGTAAGGAATATGTCAAATATAAGGGTGAATTACTCCACATATCAGACTACAAGGACCTAATGAAACAAAAAGCAAAACCCAAGACCAAGGTAACGAAGGTAACGCAACAAAAATCAAAATCAAAAGCAAAAGCAAAATCCAAAACCAAGAAATAAATATAACACGCTGTATTACATAACTCTCATTATTTTTTTAACTCATGGGCAATAACAGAGAATAATCTAATCTATAGTAGGTAAGGTAATACACAAATACACGAGATAATAAGGGGGATATATAAATATAAAGAGCTCGCATATTGCTAATAATTATATGGAAATATGTAAAAATATCAGCAATATAATAACAAAATATTTAATAAAATATAGGAAAAGCAAATAAATACAGCCCAATAACTCTCATAACATATAAAAAGATATATGGTTATTATAGAACATTAAGAAAAAAAACGAAGAGAAATGCCAAAATTGTCAGAATTACAATTTGATGTTTATTTAAATAAACTAAAAGACGAAGTAGCCGACGAAAGCGACAAGGTGGAAGGTATGTTTCAAGTTTATGAATATAATGGTGAATCACATTGCACCTCAGGAGGACGAGGAGGACGTTTATAAAGAGGACGAAGACAAAGCAAAAGATATTGCTTTTTTTGCTTCTATAATTTCTAGTGATTCCGCTGGGAAAGCAAAAAAAGCAGCAAAAGAAGCACAAGCATTAGCAGATGAATATCCACTATACCTTGAGCAGCGATACATGGAAGCCAAATTTAATGCTATAGACAAATCAGCGAAGAAAGTCGAAAGCATGGCGCGAGATATATTAGGTATTCTCCTTGAAATAGAAAATATATCTTCCAACGGAAAAGGAGAAGAAGGGATATATTACAAAGAAGCATTAAAAAAATTCAATGCTACAATAGCAGGAGGAAAACGAAAAACAAAAGACAAAAACAAAAAGGACGCTAAAAAACCTGTTGTATCTCAAAAGAAGCAAAGTATATATAAGGAGATTCTTAGGAAACAAATGAAAATCTATAAAATGCCAGATTCTTGCAAGGAATATGTCAAATATAAGGGAGAATTACTCCACATATCAGACTACAAGAGCCTAATGAAACAAAAAGCAATGGCGAAACCAAAAGCAAAACCCAAGAAATAAAATATAAAAATATACATACACATAATTATATCAATCATATAACCATCATATTCATTTTTTACTCATCAGCCTCCTTCTTGGGCTTCTTAGGAGCTTTAGCTGCTTTAGCAGCTTTCGGTTCCTTATTCTTCTTCTTAGCCTTATCCTCTTCATCTTCAGATATATTGGTAATCTCTGTATCCGTAGCCTCACCAGCGTCGCCAGTAGCCTCATCTCCGACTTCTCCAGTCTCGCCAGCGTCTTCCGCATCCTCAAGAGTAGCCTTGTAAGCCTTCCACTCTTCTGCCAACTTGGAGAACCTTTCGGTATTTGAAAGCTCGGGAAACTCATCTCGAATCCTTTGTTGATTGTCCCTGATATACTGCTGATACTTGGTGAGAGCCCTCTTAGGCTTCTCATTTCCGTCCTCGTCCAGATTGTTCTTCTTCTTTTTCTTTTCATCCTTCTTCTTTTCGGCTTTCTCAACCTTGTTATTCTTGGCTTCTTCCTTGATTTCCTTGGTAATCTTCTTGGAATACTCGTCAATATCCTTCTTAGCGTTGAGCTCATCAGGCATATTCATCATACGCTCCTTGTAAATGACAGCGAAGGTCTGAGTTGTCTGAGCGGCGGCGGACATTCTTCTAAAACTGTTCTTTGGGTAAAACTTAGAAAGGCTTTTTGAAGTTTGATAGGCTTAGACTTGTTGCGAGACTGGTAAGACTTGCTAGACTGGTAAGACTCGTGAGACTTGAGAGACTTGCGAGACTGGTAAGACTTGCGAGACTGGTAAGACTCGTGAGACTTGAGAGACTTGCGAGACTTTGACTGCGATAGTAATATTATTGGTTAGTTTTGGTATCAATTTTTTTCTAAAAGTTTTTAAATTGGAACATTTTAATCCCAGGTAATCTCGGGTATTCCAGGATAATCACGGGAAGGGAGGTGGGCTATTTATTGAGATATAGGTTAATGATATATATGATATAGAGTATTATGCCGTTTATATTTAGCATATATATGATGTTAAGTATATGTAAATTGTTTATTTTATTAAAGCTATTATATTTTTTAGAGAATATGATTCTTTTTCGGGAAGTAAGTGATGAGGTAAGATGAAAGGGTAAATAAAGTTCGCTTATAATTTTTTCTTTATAGCAATAGCTTTCTTTAATAATATCTGAGATTTCGCTTGTATGAACTATGAGACCTCTTATAATATCTTTATTTTTATCAATTATATAGGTATCTAATAATATTCTAAAGAATCCTGATAAGTGTTTTTGAGATATTATAGAGTTGTATGCTTTACATTGAACGAGGTATATGTGATTATCTGTTGTAGTAAAAACAATATCTATTCCTGTATCCAAAAGTATATTTGAGTTCCTCTTATATTTATTCCTTCTATATTTTCCCTTGATAATATCTAGATCATCGCTTTGTATTATTCCGGAAATTATCAATAAATCGTCAGGAACTTCTTCCCACATATAGATTTCAGCGATATCATAGTAATCCCTAAGCTTTTTCTTAACATATAGCTCGTATTCATATCCCTTTACGCAATTAAAGTTGATATAACAGTTTTTATTTTCATAATATTCATATTTTATCATAGCATATAATATATTTCGCTATTGTTTTAAGTAATAACAGGACTGCTCTATATAATGGCGTCTCCTTCTCAGTATTATTCAGCAAAATCCAAGTCTTCTGCTACCGCGAGTCCCACGAGTCCCACGAGTTCTAAATATTATTCGGTAGAATCCGCAACATCATCAAAATAGATATGTTAGTAGTATATTACAAATATATTCATATATATTGTAATATATTGTAAAAATAAATTATGACACCCTCAGCGGGACTCGAACCCGCGACCACTTGGTTAAAAGCCAAGCGCTCTACCGACTGAGCTATGAGAGCACAGAGTAAAAGTAGCGAGCATCATAGCTCGCCCACATATATATTATAGATATTCCTTATATATCTTTCGTAAATAGAATGAACCAATTTTGCTGTTCCCAAGATATCGTATATTTTACATTTATATTTTTTGCCAATTCGCGAATACTTTTGTAATCATGAATATAATAGAATCTCTTAATAATATTTTCTCTATCAAGTTTCCAGGTAACATAATTAGGACCCGATACAAAATCTCTACAATCGCTTTTACTTCTTACATCAGGAACTATCAAGGCCTGGGAGTCCTGGGAGTCCTGGCCGTCTTGGCCGTCTTTGCGATATTCTTTGATGTCTTCTAAGGTTTTTTCTTTTGACCAAAAAGAAACAAGAAGTTTACCATTATTATCTAGACAATCGCACAAATTTTTGATGGCCGCTATTTGTTCTTCAAGTGTTTGTAGATGATGTAGGACTGCTATTGAAATAATCTTATTATATTTATTGTTATTTTTTAGATTCAAAACATCCTGATAATATACATTAAGGCCTTTATTTTTACAGATATCCAATAAATTGTTAGAAATATCAAAACCAACACAATGATATCCCAGAGATTGTGCGTATATCATATTTTTACCATTACCGCAACCACAATCTAATAAAGTATTAGTATTATCTATGTTGTTATGTTTAATTTTTATGTTATCTTTATCAAGGAGAAATTGTTTGACATTGTTCCATATTCTTACACGAGAATTGTCAAATACTTTTGAGATAATGTTATATTGGGATGCTATAAGTTTATTATGATTATTCATTTTTCATTACAAATAATATATAATATTATCTATTTATATATATAGCAAAATGTTGTTATTATATTATTTATTTGTAAATATCATATGGGGTATTTCACCGATATTTGAAAAATATTTATTAAGAAAGATAAACATCCTTTCTTTTATCATAATAGGTTCTGGTATCCAATTTTTGGCAGCATTACTTTTAATGTTATACTATGATAATGCGTATATTATTAAGGATGTAACTATATTGATTAATGATAGTACCATAATAACAGGAATATTTTTTATAACTATCTTGTTATTTATTTCAAAATATCTATATCTATATATTGTAAATAATGATAAATCAATTGCCATTGTTGCCATATTAACCTCAATATATCCCGTGCTAACTCTAATATTCGGCTATCTGTATCTAAATGAGTCAATAACGGGCGAAGAGTTACTCGGCTTTATTCTAATATTACTTGGAATATTCCTAATAAATTACTCTAGTAGCAATAAACTACTTATGATATCCAAAGATGTATAAAATATCTAAGAAATACAAGCAATAGTATTACTAAATCATAGACAAGACATATTATGATATTGAAATATTTAGCATTCTCATTTCATTATATGTTTGTCATCTATACGATTTATCCTTATTCACCCTATAATACTCATATAGCAATTGTCGTATATATATCGTGGCTGTTGAATAATAATTATTGTATATTATCACAGATAGAGTATAGACTTTTTGGTGAAACTTACATATCTAAAAAAATAAAACCAGTTAGCAACAAAGAGAAACTATTATTGGCAATGTCGCAACTATATCGTTATATATCATAAATTAATTTATTTTATCTTAATTTAACATATTTTTTGAAGAGTTTTTTATAATCAGATACTGGTATCAGCTCTCCTTTATATTTAACATGTTCTTTGCGATAACCCTTAATTTTATAGATTCTTCTCCTCTTTCCCAAAATCTCTTTATACTGTTTATTATTACCACCTTTTATATCTTTTAAACTTGTAAGTTGTTGGTCAACAGGTATGCTATTATTTAATACCTGCATTGTTTGTTGATCACTTATATATTGTTGCTGTTGTTTGTTTTCTTTTTGTTGTCGTTGTTGGTTTACTCTCAGTTCAGTTATATTTATTATTTTCAAAGCAGGGTCTTTTATATTATTACACCGACCGAAAAGAAAAATGAGACAAGACTATTATAATAATATAATAATTCTGTTATTCATTTTTCTATCGGTGTAAATGATCGCATTTAAGCGACTAACTACAATTTGACGGCACTGTAGCGGTTTGTAGTTTTTGTAAATCAACGCTTCTCTTATATCTTTCTGGTCGTTCATCATATTCTATATAATGATTAAATACTTTTTGAATATTTTTACAACCATTTTTATCACGATTAATGCAACCATTCCGTTTATTTTCCATTTTATATGTTAGGATAGAATGCATCTTTCGTTCTTTATTTTTCTTATCAGGTAGATAAAGGTTTTTACATAGTTCTTCTGTCTTGTAATTTAGACATGAAGTTCTATATTCATCAATATCATAAACCTTAAAACGCTCTTGTAATTTTCTCTTTAATGATAGATTAGGTGTAGAAATAAAGTTTTTCATTTGCTTACCTATACTCCAATCACCAATTATAATAATACTATCTTTTGTATATGTCTTTTCAATTTTATTAAGCATATTATCTTCTGTTCGTTTTTTATTTATAAAAGCATACCATTTATATTGTCTAAACTTATTATTTTGATATAACTTATATAATACTTCATTAGTGTTTATTTTTTTACTTATAAAATCATTAAAATTAGTAATATTACAACTTTTAGAATTATATGATGATAATTCATTATCTTTTGATGTAATTTCTAATTCATCTCTATATTTTTTAAGAATGTTTTGATATTTTAATCTTTTGGTTTCATTTACTCTTTGCTTATTAGTATAAGAGTAAAACCTACCATCATCATTCATCATAGTAAATAAACTTCTTTTACCAGGATCAATAAAAATATGTTTTCCTTCTAAATCTACTTTTTCAACATCATCAATATAGGAAAATTCTTGTATTTTTTCAATCTTTTTAGGTTTATCCTTTTGTTTTAATTTATTTAACTCTTTCTTTTCATCTTGTAATATTTTTTTATCCAATTTCTTTTTTTCCTTATATTCTTCAGTCATTTCTTTAGCATCCTTTCGCCCTTTCTTCATCTTTTCCTTTTTTATCTTTTCGCCTTCAATATAATCATTATGAATAAATCTTAAAGAAGTTGCATAACCATCAGTAATAATAGAATTATCAAACTTATAATCTTTTATTTTTTGAGTTATATTAAAGAATTTGTCCCATAAGAACTCTTTGTTTAATTCTACATTATCTAAATATTGCTTTTTTTCTTTATCTACTAAAAGTTCTATTATTGCTTTAGTATCAATTTGTATATGATTAGGAATTATAGATGATTGTAAGGGAAAGAATTGATACATTTTACCTTCTATTTTTTCTAATTCAATATTCATAAAAATCATGTATTTAAGATACTTTTGAGGTGTCGCTTTAACATCATAATAATAATTGATTTCAAATTCTTCTGGAACTATATTGAAACGATTTTCATTTATCCAATTATGGAACTTAACATTTGCTTTCAAAGTACCATTTAGTATATCATTTTTAACAACATATAAATCTTTGAATAATTGTTTTTTAAAGTCTTTATTAGTAATTTCATTTTTATAAAAAACTTTAAAATAAGAGTTTATAAAACGATTTACATAATCAAAAAAATGCATTTTAATATTGGTTTCAATAGAAGTTAAAATTGTAATAGCATAATAATCTAAAATAGAAGATAAATTAACACCATTTTCTAAAGTAAAATTATGTAAGTTTTTAAACTCATTTAAAAGTATTAGATTATTATTTTTAGGTTTAGGACCACTCGATGGTAATAGTATTGATTTCATACACATTTTAATAGTATTTTCAGTAATTAATGGTATATCAATACCATTATGGTATTTTTCTAAACACCATAATCTCAATAACAAACTTGTTTTTGTAGTAATATAATTTGTTCTATAAACAGCATCTTGAATGGTATTAAATATTTTTTGGTTTTCCTCATTATTATTAAGAATAGAAGTAATAGGTAATTTAATACATTTATACTTATCAGGTGGTTTCTTCATTATGTATATTTCTATATAGTATATATTTAGATATTCTTATATGGTTTTTTACACAATTTTAAATAATCTTTTCTTATCATTACACATAAAGCAACATTCCATACAACTATTATAAATACCATCGCTCCAACATGATATTCCACTACCATTACAAGCATCGCAATCTCTTAATGGTTTAATAAACATACCATCGTGATTATCAACATACCCCTTTTTCATATCTTTTTCAATATCTAATATTTTTTCTTTTATTTTGTTTAAATTTTGACGCCCTTCTAAATTTTGTTGTCCTTTCCATTGAACCTTATTTTTTGCTTCAACCCATATATTTCGAAAATGTTCACAAATATTGCTTGTATATGTATCTTTTACACTGTATAAAGAACTATCAAGAATATCTCTATATTTAATACCATCAACATAAAATTTATTTACATTATTACTATATACAATAATAAGATCATCGTAATTATAGTCTTCCTTGAGATTTTTATCACTATCGTACATTTTCCAATTAGTTTGATATAATTTTCCTATATTTATAACATTCCTACCACTAAGATCATCTGATATTTTATATACGCTTCCTAATATTCCAAATTGTCCTTTCCAACCCGACTTTAAAATTTTATCTATATGAGGTTTATATACTTCTTCTTTCCATATATTAGTATCTCCTTTTATTTCTATCAATATCTCATCTTCATCAAACTTGATAATAAAGTCAGGAATATATCCTTGTAAATCTATTGGTTCGTATTCCCAATCCCATCCTAACTTTTCAAAAATATAAGCCCATTGTGCTTCAATTCTACTTCTAAATTGAATACCTCTTACACCGATAGTTGGAATACCTTTGTTATTTGACATTATTTTATATATAATTATATTTATAAATCAAACATATATCATTTTTTATTATTTATAACATGACTTCTTTTAACTTATTCTTATTCTTTAGATAAGCAGTTCTTCTGTATTCTTTTAATTTTTCAGGATTTTCCTCTTTCAATTTTTTAAGATAGTTTGCACCACCTTCTTTTACTCTTTCTTTATTTTTTTCATAATATCTTTTATGTGTATTACCATAAGTATATTTCTTTAATTGTTCCTTTAATTCTATAATTTCAGTTTTAAGATTTTCATTTTCTTCTATCAGTTTAGTAATATCCATAATGTTATATATTATTATGTGATTTATTTTTAAATACATTTAATATAATTAGATAAAATGGTAGAACAACATAGCAAAGATTATAAATTAACCGCTATAAAATATTATTTAACACATAATAAAACTATGAGATATGTATGTAATAAAATATTTAATTGTAAATATCAATCTTTATCTAAATGGAAAATAAGATATAATAAAGATGGTAATATTGATAGACAGAAAAGAATTAATAAACCTTTAAAAATAACACCAGAAATATCAACATTTGTTAAACAATATGTTAAATTATATCCTACAACTACATTATGGGAATTTTCTAAATTAATAAACATCAAATACAAAGTAAAATTATCAGACCATACTATCTATAATATATTACAATCTAACAAAATCACAAGAAAGAAATTAAGAAGTAAATATTATCCTGAAAAGAAAGAAGGACAGGAGAAAGAAGATTTAGAAGTTTTTTATAATAAATTAAAGGGGTTTAGGTACGACAAAACTATATGTTTAGATGAAACTTCTATTTATCTAAATATGAAACCATCGTATGGAAGAAGTAAAAGCGGATCAAGAGTAATAGATAAAACATATAAGTATCCTTATAAAAGATATAATTTATTATTTGCTATTAGTGCTAATAAAATAGTTGATTATGTATTATACAAAGACATAAAAGAAGGGTTAAAAACAACTAATATAATAGATTTTTATAACAATAGTATTAAAGATAAATATAAAAACTATTTAATTATAATGGATAATGCTGTTATACATAGGTCAAAAATAATAAGACAAATAATAGAAGAAGGTAATAATAAATTATTATATAGTGTCCCATATCATCCAGAAACAAATGCAATAGAAGAATTTTTCAGTCAATTAAAACATTATATAAAAAAGCAAAGTCCTAATACATACGAAGATATAGAAAGAGTAATAAAAGATATAATAACTACCAAAATAAAGAGAGAGCATTTAACAAATTACCTAAAACATAGTTTTAAGATATATAAAATTAAATAATCTTGTCTCATTTTTCTTTTCGGTCGGTGTAATATAGTCTAAATAATTACCTATCACCGTTATGTAATTAGTATTAGGTAGATATATCTTATGTTTATCATCTCTTATTTTTTCGATAATAAAATAAATTAATTTATCAAGATTATTTTGTTTATTATTATTCGTTAATATATAGTCTTTATAGTCATTTGATGTTAATTTTTTAGTTGTAATTATACCTTCATTATATAGCTGTGTTAAATATTCTAAATTATAATCTTTAGAAACATGTATCAAGATATATAAATATTCTAAAAAACTTTCAATACTCTTTGCAATAACGCATCAACCATTATCATCATATTTTAGAGTATATTTTCGAATTAAATTAAATATAGCATTGATATTTTCTTGACGTTCGTTATTAGCTTGTTGTTCTTTAGAACGAAAGATATTTCAGAAAAATGCATTCATTCTTAAAAACTATTTATAATATACCTATATATAAAAATTAAAATAAATAAATAATTTAGTGAGGAGAATGATTGTTAGTAGGGTTATTTCTTGCTTTTTGGTTTTGCCAATGCTTTTTGCTTCATTAGGCTCTTGTACTCAGATATGGGATGCAATTTGCCCTTATATTTGACATATTCCTTTCTAGAATCAGGCATTTTATAGATTTTCATTTGTTTTCCAAGAATCTCCTTGTATATACTTTGCTTATTTTGAGATACGACAGGTTTTTTAGCTACCTTTTTGCTCTTACCTTTTGATATTCTTTTTCCACCATCCATATCTTCTTGGTATCCTTGTTGTGGTTCTCCTGGTTGTGGTTCTCCTTGTTGTGGTTCTCCTTGTTCTTGGAATATAGGTGGTGCTTCTTCTTCTAATACGTATTTGTAATAAGTTTTTATTTTTTCGTATCCTTCTTTGTCGAAGATTACGGGATATAGTTTTAGTGCCTCCCTCGCCATTAGCAGAGCGGTACTTTGTGATTTTTTTGCTTCTTGAACGTGTTCGTAGTTTTCTTGCTGCTGGTTAGTGCTTTTAACGCCTATCATGTTTGCCTGAATTAATACGGTGTTAGATTCTCTAAGTTGGCTTTTTTGTCTTCTTTCGTCGTACTCGCTTTTATCCGGGGTTTTATTTTTAAGGCTTTCCATTATTTCCAGATTAATTGTATAATATTCATGTGCTTCGTCTGCTGCTTTTTTTGCTTCCCCAGCGAAATAAATACAATTATTAGAAGCATTAAAAGCAATATCAGTTATTATGTCTGCTATTTCTACCAGGTTTTCCTGTTTCATAATTTCCGAAATTATAACCAATAATTTCATAGATCCCTCCGCCCCGGCGCTATATGCGGCTGCTTCTCTTTTTTTTTTAAGTAAAATTTCAACTTTAAAAGATGTTTCATCTGACATAGTAATGTATCTATATAATTCTATATTTTTTTTCTTTAACAATTTTAATTCTGTATTTAACAAATCAATTTCTTTTTCTTTATTAGATTCATTATTAGGTTTTGACTTATTTTTACTTAAAAAATAAGAAATCATTATACTCGTTATAAATTATTTCTAATATATATATATATATATAAAAATTATAAAATAAAATAATTAAGTATTAAAGGATAATGATTGTTAATAGGATTATTTCTGGATATGCTTATAATATTATAAAAAGAATATTGCCTAAAATATCAGAAACTGAAAAAAGCGGCTTTAAATTCTGGAAATGTTTCCATAGATGGTGATATTTTTAATGGATATCTTGATATATCAAGAATTGTTTCTAAATACAAGATATTATTAAAAGATGATGAAAAGGCATTTTTACATAAAGAAACTAATGAATTGTGTCATATAATAGATAATCATGAAATAGAAAAGAAACAGAATCTATCGCCTGATACTTGGGAATATATTAAGAAAAATAATTTTATGGGATTAGTAATATCTAAACAATTTAATGGAAAGGGATTCAGTCCGCATGCGCATTCTTTGATTGTTGAAAAAATTGCTGGACGCAATATTGCGGCCGCTGTATCTGTAATGGTTCCCAATTCATTAGGTCCAGGTGAATTATTATATCATTACGGAACAGAAGAACAGAAGAATTATTATTTGCCTAAATTGGCTGACGGTACTCATATTCCTTACTTTGGTTTAACTACTGAGACATCGGGTTCTGATGCGGTAAATATCATTACAAGTATTGAAAATAATGATAAGAAAGGTTTTGGAGAAAACTTTAATAAAATAATATATCACACATTTTATAATTTAGTTAAATCTGTATATTATGGAATATATCTAAAACTATATAGAAATAAAAATGAAATATCACAATATCATGAAATACAATTAAATAGACATGTTGCTAATTTTGCTTTTATTGCCAATATGGGATTATTGATGGGTGGAAAAATAAAGACGGTCGAATATATATCTGGAAGATATGCTGATATATTGTCGGACATATATATGTCATATGCTTGTTTATGGTATTACATACAAAACAAATAAATAAAAGATATTGATAAACTATTAAATTATTCTCTTAATGATTATTATAATAATATAGAAAATAATATATATAACATATCTAGTAATTTCCCCATATCTATAATTGGAAAACTTATGAAAATTATAACTTACCCATTAGGAAGACAATATAGCAGAAATGATGATAAACTAACAACTATAGTTTCAAATATTATAACTACGCCTACAGAATTAAGAAAAGTTCTAACAAATAATATCTATATTTCAAGTAATAAAGAAGATAGAATAAGAAAAATAAGTGACGCCTTTGAATAATGTTACGAAGTAGATAAAACTATTAAAAATAGAAACGAGTGTGATATGCTTAAAATAAATAAATCTAATGAATAGCGAGAAAAATAATAAAGGTAAATGAATACAAAAAAGAAGAATTCTAAATATTATTTACCAAACCTCATTTTTTAAATCTTTATATCTATTAATTTTTTTAAGTTCATATAATATATATTCTTGATTATCAAGACATCTTTTAATATTACCTTCCGTATTTGCTATATGATTTTTAAGTAATAAAAATTATAATATCATTTTTATTACTTTTTTTTGTAAAAAATGTTAAATAAAATCGTATTCTTCTAAATAATTCATCTATAATAATCATAATATATATATATCAATAAATTTCTTATAACTCTTATTAAATTATTTGCAAAAATGCAAAAATATAAAAATACAAAAATATAAAAATATAAAAATATACACTACACTACTTGCTATCTACTATATAATTTACTCGTCAGCCTTCTTAAGCTTCTTTGCTGCCTTCTTAGGCTTCTTCTCCTTTTCCTCTGTAATCTCCTCTTCATCTTTCGGCTGTTCTTTTTCTTCCTTGTCTTCATCCGAAGGTTCTTCCTTATCTACAAGAGTCGCCTTGAACTTGTTCCATTCCTCAGCGAGTTTAGTAAATCTTTCAGTATTAGAGAGTTCAGGAAACTCTTCCTTAATCCTTTCCTGATTATCCTTGATGAACTGCTGATATTTATTGAGAGGCTTCTTGGGCTTCTCATTGCCGTCTTCATCAAGGTTATCCTTCTTTTTCTTCTTATCATTATTCTTCTTTTCGGCTTTCTCAATCTTGTTATTCTTGGCTTCTTCCTTAATTTCCTTCTTTGCTGTCTTGTAATACTCGTCGATTTCCTTAATCGTTTTGAGTTCATCAGACATATCCATCATACGCTCCTTGAGAGCGACAGCGAAAGTAATCTCAGCAGCAGCGGTCATTCTTCTTAAAAGTGTTCTTTGTAAAACTGAGAAACTGCTTCGAGAAGACTAATTACTGGTTGAAAACTTTGGTAAACTTTGGTAATCTGTAGTTGCTTTTGACTATAATAGTGATAATTATGTATAATTTTGGTATCAATTTTTATCTAAAAATTTAAAAAATATAACATATTTATTCTAAAGTAATACTTTGTTACAAAAGTAATACTTTTAACAATTATAAGTATTTGCAAAAATATAAAAATATAAAAATATAAAAATATAAAAATATAAAAATATAAAAATACAAAAATATAAAAATATAAAAATATACACTACACTACTTGCTACCTACTTATATAATTTACTCATCAGCCTTCTTCTTAGGCTTCTTTGCTTCCTTCTTAGGCTTCTTCTCCTTTTCCTCTGTAATCTCCTCTTCATCTTTCGGCTGTTCTTTTTCTTCCTTGTCTTCATCCGAAGGTTCTTCCTTATCTACAAGAGTCGCCTTGAACTTGTTCCATTC